CTATTCCCACTAAAATTATGAATCTATTCAATTTCGAGGAATCAAATTTAAACGACCAGGGAATCTGGCTAGCACTATTCGTAGTGCTGGTTTCAGTCATTGTCTTCTTCCAGAGCTTTGTGCTTGAGTCCCAGAATGGCTACGGCCAGTCCAAATGGGATTCGCGTAAGGCGAATGAGAAGAAAGCTCGTGAGCGTAAAGAACGAGCATTGCGAGAAAAAGAAGCTCGCGAAAAAGAGACCAAGGAGAAGAGGCGCATCCGACGTGCCAACCAAGCTCTGAAGTCTCAATTCGGTATCAAGGAGGCAATCGAGTTTTCGTTAGACGCTCCTGAGTGGATCCAGAACACATTTGGGTCCTCTTGGTTGAAGCTCCGAGAAATCGCTGAGAACTTCAACTTTACCTTACCCGAGATCAATATCCCAGATGTTGCTCGCTATTGGGTTCTGTTCAAGGAAAGTGAAGTTTTCGCCGAATTATACCACATACTCCGCATGATGATCACGTTAGGTTTTATCAAGAAGATTAACATTTCCTACAAAGGAATGTCGCTATTTGTTTCTGAACCGCTGCGCCAGCAACTCTCAGTTGTGCAATTGGTCGAACAGATAGTAATCTTTGGTAAGTTGCTCATGTCAAAAATCTACTCTGTAATGGAGTCAGGTAACATTGATTTGTTCTTCCAATCCCAGGTTAAGAATGAATATGACAATGAGTACACTTTTATCTTGTCCCAAAAGACACGCGTTGATCTTGGTCGTAAAGCTGAGATTGACGAGGAAACGTACGATCGTCGCGTTCATGAGTGCATTGAAACTACATTATCGCTCTTGAACACTTGCAAAGCCAGTGAGAGAACATACTATGCCTCTCGCTTGGCTAACCTGCGCGCAATCCAAACGTCGCGCATCTTGTCGAAGAAGGAAGGAATTCGTGAGAAGCCTTATGGTGTGCTCCTCTTCGGAGGTTCAGGTGTTGGTAAGTCTGCCATCGCAAATGCTTTGACCAGATATATACTCCAAGTCAATGGCTTTGATTATAGCCCACAAGCTGTAACGTCTTTGAATATGGAGGACAAATACCAGTCTGAATTTTCCACTCACCACCAAGGCGTCATCTTTGATGACATCTGTAACACTTCTTTAGACAGGACAGAAGGTTCACCTACTTTACCCGTTATCATGTTTCTGAACAATATGACGATGGCTGCACTTAACGCCAACGCAGACATGAAAGGAAAAGTTATGATCGAACCTAAGGTTGTGACTGCGACAACTAACGTGAAAGACCTCTTATCCAACCAGTTGTCAAACGAACCACTGTCCATCAACAGACGATTTGAAGTCACTATTACCCAACGTGTCCGACCCGAATTTTGCAGACCCAACTCGGGAATGCTTGATAGCTCCAAGATCACACACATGGCTCATGATCAGTTCCCTGACTACGCCTTGTACACTGTAGAGGAACCTCGTTATCGCGAGAATTCCGCTGGAGACAAATTCAGGTCTGGAAAGACACAATCGATCGTCTTTGTACCCCGTGAATTTGAAGGAAAACCGCTTGTTGATGTAGATATCAAGACTCTTCTTCGCTTCCTAAAAAGTGATTCTGATGCGCACTTCGCTCACCAGAAGGCCTTCGTTGAAGGTCAGAGAGCTCTTTCTGATATGCCACTCTGTGGCTGTGGTATGCCTCTAGGCATGTGTGACACCTGTCCGTTGGAGTCCCAGGCCGGCCTACCGTACTACACTGAAGTGCTCGAATACCTCTCGGCACTTGAAATCCAAGTCATCAGTTGGTTAAACAATTTTCTCAACACCCTAATTGTTTCTCGCTTTGGGTCGGCTATCATTGCTTACCTTATGAGAAATAAGTTGAAGGAGATTGTCCTGAACAGCATCGGATATTACGCACTATGCATCGCGTTTACGCTGGCATATGATGCTATGATTCACATCCGTGGATCATGGATGGTGCTGTTGTTCACCATTATTTACTTATCCTATATTATCGCTCGGTTTTACATGGTCCGCCGTTCTGTTGTAAAGAAATTTGCAAATGTACCGCTGCCATCACAACTTCTGACTAACATGACTTGGAAGACAAAGATGCGCTTGTTGTACCTCCTGGGTTCAATTGGTATTTGGAAGGTTTTGGTGAAATTAGCTAAGAAGTGGAAAACTCTACCCACAGCTCAAGCAGCTAATCCAATCACTTTGAAACCTGATGCCAAACCTTGGCAGAACGAAACTGAGTTCTGGGACACTCATGCACGTGAAAGAGCTTATCAATTCGGTGATGCTGGTGTTAGTGAGAAATCGCGCACCATCACTATTCCTAATTTCGTACAGCTTATCGGCAACAAACTGATGGTTGTCGAGAAGGAATCTGGTGAGTTTTGTAACGTAGTCCCTCTCTGTAGCAATGTCCTATTGTTGCCAAATCACATGGTGACAGCTACAACTGAATATGTTACTCTGAGTAAAATTGGAGGACACATGTTCAAAAATATGCCCTTAGACAATAGGGTTGCAGTACGTATTCCCAACACAGATCTTGCTGTGTGGTGGTGCCCAGGTGCTGGTCTGCACAGAGACATCATTGACTATCACCCAAAAGATATCAATGAGGGTAAGAAACTGACCGTCTTTGCGATCTACAACAAGGACGGGGAACTTACCCAGTTTCCAGAAATGACAGCAGTTAGGTCACGAGTTGTCACTACTGAAGGAGGAATCTTTCAGGGATTGAAGTACAGTTTTCCAGGTAATACCTTCGGAGGACTGTGCATGGCAACTTTGGTAGGCAATGTAGATGGAATGCCATTCATTGCTGGATACCACTTGGCTGGACGTGATCGTACGGGAGCTGCTGGAGTGATCACTCGTACAGCTCTCAGGGAAGCGATTGCGCAATTGGATACGAGACCTGGAGTCCTCGTGTCACATTCTGCCACACCAATGGAAACCAAGAGTATGAACATCGAATTTGGTCCATTGAGTGCTCCACATGAGAAGTGTGTCACCCAAGATCTACCCAATGACGCAAAAATCCGTATCCACGGAAGTCATAATGGGTCTTCTCGATCTTCTCCCAAGAGTGCTGTTGTAACTTCACTAATTTCGCCTATGGTGAAAGAGGTTATGGGCATTGAGAAGATACATGGTCCTCCAAACGAGATGGGGGCCAGAAGACACAAAGAACTTGACATTAGTGGCAAAGTTGATACCGCCACGCAATTTGATTCTGAACTCTTACAGAAGGCGTTCATTGACTACTCTTTGAAGTTAGCCGAACTGCCTGAATCTGAGTTAGAAAAAGTAGGAAAAATCAGTGATGATGTAAATCTTGCTGGTCTGGATGGAGTTCTGGGACTCAATGCCATGAATTTCACTACTTCCGTGGGGTTCCCTGGAAAGGGGGCTAAGACTCAATTTGCTCAAAAGTCTGACCGTCAAGTTGAGGGCATCTCCTGCCCTCGGGATGTCGACCCCCTCATCCTTGAAGAAATTGCCAAGATGGAAGCGCGTTTACGCAAAGGACAGTCCATCAACACGGCGTTTAAGGGGTCACTGAAGGATGAACCGACAAAACTCACAAAGGATAAAGTACGCGTCTTTGCCGCTGCTAACATGCCTTTCGTGATGTTGGTACGTAAATATTTCCTCACTCTTGCTGCATTGGTACAACGCAATAAAATTATTACCGAATGTGCCGTTGGTGTAGTGGTTCAATCTCCGGAATGGACTGAACTATATGAGCACATTGGCAAGCATGGCTGGGATCGTGCAATCGCAGGTGACTATGCCAAGTTTGACGGACGGATGAGTCCACAATTTATGCTTGCAGCATTTAAGCTCCTCATCGAGCTTGCAGAAAAGAGCGGAAACTATGATGAAGACGATCTTAAGATTATGCGCGGAATTGCTACTGAGATCTCTTATCCTACGTATGATTACTTTGGAACGTTGGTTCAATTTATGGGTTCTAACCCGTCTGGCCACCCTTTGACGGTTGTTATTAACAGCTTTGTCAACTCTCTTTACATGCGATATGTGTGGTACGCTATCGCAAAGCAAAAGAAGTGGTGGAGAGTCCCCCCGTTCAGCAAAGGGGTCTCGTTCATGACGTATGGTGATGACAACATCATGACCGTGGCAAAAGGTTTTGACGATTTCAACCACACTGCCATTGCTGAAGAACTCGCGAAGGTGAGCATCAAATACACTATGGCTGACAAGGATGCAGAATCTGTACCTTTCATTAACCTTAGTGATGCTTCTTTCCTAAAGCACTACGCCAAATATGATCCTGAACTGGGCCTGTATAGGTCTCCAGTTGAGGAGGGCTCCATTGCAAAGATGCTTCATACGCACCTCAAGTCTAAGGTGTTATCAATGGAGCAATCAAGCGCCGAAGCCATTCAGAATGTAGCATTGAAATATTTTGAATTTGGTCGTGAAGTGTATGACGAGAAGGTTGCGCAACTGGAGGAAGTTGCGCGCAGGGCTGGTATCACTGGATATGTAGGCCCAATTATGAGCTACGACGACCGCGTGGCTTGGTACCGTGAAAAATTCGCTCTTGAATCACAATCCGGAAGGAGGCGCCGAGATGTAAATGGCTGTGAGGTTAATTCCGAAGAAGAGCGACTCCAGCTGAAATGCATGTCCGAAATGCCGATCAAACCGATTGGCAAGGAATACACCTATCCCGGGGGTGCATGTGGTGACTTGCTCTATATTGTTGCCAATAAGCTGATGATTGTGATTGAAGTCAAGTGCTGTAAGAATACTGGACCTAAGTTTAGGAAGGCGAAGGATCAGGTTCAAAGGTATGCTGGCGCCATGGCGAGCATTTATCCTAAGAACATTGTCTACGGGTTCACTTACACATATGATGGATTCACAGAAATTGTGAGATACAGGGAGCTTGACAGATCGATTGACTGGGCACCACTCAGAAATCGGAAGTTCCCTTTCGAATTATAACCTTTCCACTGGGGTTTAAACTGGTGGCCGGTGTTTCCCAATGCTGGATGTACAAATCAAAATGGGATGTGTGTTTAAGATATACGTGTTTTCTTTGGGCTCTGAATTGCCTTTGTAAATTAGAAAATAGACCGGCTTGCACATAATTATTCATAAAAATAGCACTGTTGCGTTGTCGATTGATGTGCCGCACGCAATACTTCATAAATTACATTACTAATCTTCATACTATCTGTGAGGACAGTGTCCTCGATAAAAACACTGACTTGAACGCAGTGATGCGTAACATTCAAAGAGTCGAATCCTTTGACGAGCTTGACATGGTGAAGGTACTTCGAAACCGTAACAAAGTTTTGAAGGAAAAGCTTGCAAAGAAATATCGACACGTTTCACAACTGGAGAAACGTATCCAACAGCTGGAGGGCATGGTCTTGATTTCTCAATCAGGCCAGAGCGACTCCATTCCAGTAGGACTTGACGAAAGTGAGTCCGCACCTTTGTCCAAGCAGCAGGTGACCGCATTTGCTGATCAAGACGCAGGCTGGCAAACTACTGTAAGTGGTGGCTATGATCCAACTATGGACTTAGCCAATAACGCAGATAGTTCCCTCGCTGGCTTTCTACAGCGTCCTATTAGGCAGTCCGCGCAAACGTGGATTGTTGGACAAACCTTGTACTACAAGTTCAACCCCTGGGCAGCGTTTTGTGAAAACAGCTATGTCAAGGAAAAACTCAAGAACTTTCAATTGTTGCGAATGAAGTTGCATTGCAAGATGGTGATTTCAGGAACAAAATTCCACTATGGGCGTGCTCTCGTTAGCTATAACCCGTGGTCGGGACCTGATACAGTCACTGTCGAGCGCGACTTCATCCAGCAAGACCTTATTTCCGCTTCTCAAAAACCTCACTTTTTTCTCAACCCTACGAAAAATCAAGGAGGTGAACTATGCCTTCCTTTCTTCTACGACAAGAACTATATGTCGATTCCTGATGGTGATTGGAATGACATGGGTGACATCTACGTTAAATCATTTGGCAACCTACTACACGCCAATGGTGGCGATGACCCTGTCACTATCACTATCTACCTGTGGGCAGAGGACGTTGTCCTCACTGTGCCTACTATTTCGGATCCTCCTATCCTTGTATCCCAGAGCGGAAGAAGGCCAAAGAAAGGTCTTTCTCAACAAAATCAAGCCAACTCAATTGCGTCCGACGAATACGGACAGGGCATCATATCCAAGCCTGCTGCGGCCATTGCAAAAGCTGCGGGGCAGTTGAGTTCTTTGCCTGTAATTGGACCGTACATGACGGCCACTTCTATTGCAGCCGGGGCTTTTGGCAACATCGCCAAGATCTTCGGTTACAGTAGGCCAAACATTGTCACGGACATTCAACAGGTGAAACCCTCCCCCACAGGTAATTTAGCCAATACTGATGCACCTGATGCTGCCATTAAACTAACAATGGACAGCAAGGCTGAATTAACCTTAGATTCCAGAACTGTCGGATTGGATGGGACCGATCAAATGGGTATACTAGATTACATAACACGTGAATCTTACCTGACGTCCTTCGATTGGGACTCCTCCGCAGTTACTGATGACCTACTCTGGAATACCAGAGTCCTACCTATGCAACTTGATAATATCAACAGCGAAATTCATATGACGCCTCTGGCGCATATGGCATCTGTGTTCAAGTACTGGCAAGGTTCCATAAAGTTTCGTTTCCAAATCGTGAAGAGCGATTTTCACAAGGGACGAATGTTGGTGAGATGGGACCCCAATGCCTTCACTTCCGCAGTTGCGTACAATGTTAACTACTCTCGAGTGGTTGATATTGCTGAAACCGATGACTTTGAGATTGTAATTGGGTGGGGACAAGCAGAGCCTTTCAAACTTTGCGGCGAGCCTTACGATACCGGCTCGAACTTCTCCGCAGCTTCGCGACTTCTAAAGGATGACACCCAAGCGAATGGGATTCTGGAGGTGGCTGTGCTCAACGACTTAGTGAGCCCAAGCCTGGATTCGTCCATCTCCGTGAACGTGTTCGTGTCAGCCTGCGAAGACTTCAAACTAGCTGTACCCTACAATGAGGTAATCAACGACCTCCACCTGTGGCCAGTACCTGTAGCCACAACAATTGATGAATTTGGTGTTGCCATTTCCCCACAAGGAAATGATGACTCGCAAGGAACACTCGGTCTCCCGGATGATGAGGATGACCAGGGAGAAAATGAAGTACTCAACTCCCAGTCTGGTAATCCAAACACTGAAACTGGTGAGACCACCCAGAGTGACAAACCTACGGGTTCTGGCGAGTTGCAAACAATTGGTGAATCAGCTGAACAGGACGATAACACTTTTCTAGTCTACTTCGGAGACCCCCCCACATCCATTAGAGAGCTATGCAAACGATATTGCTTTCACAGGGGATGGGTGCCTCCTAAGGCTGGAACGGATGCGTTGCGCAGGTCAACACTGCGTAACAAAAATCTTCCTTATTACACTGGTTATGATCCAGCTGGCATTGATACAGACGCTACGGCACGTCCCGTCACCGTAGGTCCAACGCCTTATGTATCCTGGTTTCTACCGTGCTATGGCGGATATCGGGGTGGTATGCGAAAGAAATATTTCTTCACGGGAAATTTCCAGCAGTCACCTTCGGTATCTCGTTCAGGGTACTTCGGATCAGGAAACGCAACTTTCTACAATGCTGAGCAGCTACTTAACGTTTCTACAGCAGTACGCCAAAAGTTCCTATCCTCAAGGCTGGGAAACTCATTCGGTAATGGCGCAGCCGCTACCAACATGGGCATCAATGACACCATCGAGGTTGAACTTCCGTTCTATTGGGATAGACGGATGGCCTCAGGACGAAACAAGACAGCGAACACGCTGCAATGTCCTTCACACCTAGTCACCTCGACTGCCGTCACCACTTCCACAGTTGGACCGGCCGATGACACCTTCGGTCTGTTTTATCAGCAGAGTGACGCAGTTGCGGAAGACTTCTCTCTCTTCTTCTACACTGGAGTTCCCATATACTATAAGTATGCGCTCACTGAGTCATCTTAAGTGTATCCATGTAGAACTATTCATAATTCATAAAAATTCATGAAAATTTCACGAGATTCTGTGTTGTAAGAATCTTCTCTCGTGATCTTATTTGTTTTAGATTCGACTAATACATATGCAACTATGGAAACATAGGTATGTGTATAATCGTGTGAGCGACCCGCACGTCACTTGCTAGCGCAAGTAGGAGACTATTCTCGGCTCCCTAAGGGGCCACCTGGTATTTTGCCTTGAGAGTAGTCTCAAGGATTTTAGCCAGGTGGCAACTTTAAGAGTCAGATAGCCTCGCCTGTACATATGGTCTTTTAGGTTTTACCTCTCCGTTCCAATGAGAGGGTTTTAACTACCTAACTGCAGTGTATGTATGGAGTTACTCATGGTGACATGAGTGGCGAGGTCTTCTCTGCAAA